TCCAAGGCAAACTCCATTGGTTGGTAAAGGTGTACAGATGGTTGATGCTGTTAATGGTTTGGAAACCTGTGAGCTTGCTCGTAGCGTGCTGCCAATCAACGGCACTTTTAAGAGCAGCATTAAATAGTTTGCAGTGGTAAGCCAAAGCCACGTTTCCTTGCATGAACCAATTCTTAACCTCGCTCTTCACACTCGTCTGCATAAGACTGGTTTGCTGAAAGTCTACACTGTTTTGAAAAGTTTCAGTTGCCGACACGTCAAATGTCCACTTTTGCTTTTTGTCCAAGCTACAAGCATAACCTACTGTTACATGTGTTTGCCAATTACCATTGATATTCTGCGCCATTGATGTCGTTACGCCCGTTTCCGCATCGTAGTATCGAGCTTGCCCAACGGCATTTTGCTGAGCTGAATAGCCCCATTCTGCGTTCAGATTTTGTGCATGCTTTGTTTTGCTTAGGGTGTAACCTAATGTGGCTTGGTAGATGTCTGTTGGCTTAAGCGCAGCATTACCTTTGGTGATGAATAGTGGATTACTATCGTCAGTAACATCAAGCAACAAATTCATTTGAGGAGCTGCATGAGCTATCGAACCGCTCATTTTTATATTTTTGAAACTAAGCGAGAAGGAAGGTTGCAACCATTGATAATGTTTCACTATGTGTCGTTGCTGATCTTTCATGCGCAAATCGTCAATAACGTTGCGCGTGAAGGCCATGGGGAGTGTGGCATTGAAAGTCAAACCGCCGCTCATCAACAAATAGCGAAGCTCCGCTGTGTGCATGGTCTGGGATGTCGTTGTTTTATAAGTATTTGCCCAATCTGTTGCCAAAGCAAGTGAATCTGTGGTTGAAGGCAACTGTCCCAAATGCTTTCTGTCGGGCAATGCCCAATCGCCACCTAAGCGGTCAAAACGGTAGTATTTTCTGTTACCCTGTTGATGCTTATGGTCAATGTGGTAGGTAGCAAACAGTTTATGAAACATGTTGCCATGCTCCTTTTCAATTAAGGCATAGTCTATGCTACCAAGCAATTGATAGTTCGACTGCTTATTGTGATCGTAGCGATTGCGAAAGTCTGAAGAAGGGTCTGCACCTTGCGTTAGCAAACTATATAGTGAAGCCATCTTATCAGTAGCAGTATTGTAGTTGGCTGCAAAATTCACACCCAAATTTTTGTCATTCGGTAATTTCACTGTGGCATTGAGCATAGCAGAATAGTTCAAACTATGGATTTTGTCGTGATTCAAATCTGTATAGTCGTTTACCATGCCTTCAACTACATTCGTCCATTCATTAGGAAGAGGTTGATTGCCTTGAACGGATTGTTGCGTGCCATTGCTTGATGTTGATGCATAAGTCAAATATTGGTCAAGGTTAATGTAAGCAAACGAGGTGGGAATGCTCAACATACCATTCCAATTAAAGTTGTAATTATGACTTTTATTTAATGACATACTTTTGCCGAATATATTGCCAGACTCAAAGAAACTTACGGAATTACCTCGACTTTCATTAACCTCTTTATCATGCGAAGCCTCTAAAGTAGTTGTAAAGCGAATAGGACGTTCGCTGTTCTTTCCTCCATAAAAAGATGCAAAGAGTCCGCCTTTTTGCAGCGTGTTCTCTCCCATCATAGCATCTTCGTTCTCCCACTTGCCGTCAGTGCCAGCGCGTTGGTTGCTATTGGTGTTGTTGGCATTTCCATAAAAGCCCACACGTGCTCGGTCTGAAAAGAATGTTCCAAACACTCGTCCTAAGTATTTATCTTTGGTACCTCCACCAGCTTCAGCATTGGCTATCCAGCCTTGGTGATATTCTTTCTTCAAAGTTACGTCAATTACCCATGGGTCGTCAGCGTGTGGTTTGTTGTCTTTGCGCGTAAGGTAAGCATTGTCGGGCGCTTTCTGATAAGACTTTACATTTTTCACCATATAGGCGGGCAAGTTTTCAAGGGCAACATTGGCGTCGCCATTGAAGAAGTCTTTGCCGTCAATCAATAGGTTACTAACGCGGTTACCATTGACCGTAATGACCCCACCTGCATTCAGCTTTACGCCAGGCAGACGTGATATGAGTTGGTCGAGCATAGAGCCTTCTGCCAACTCAAAAGCATCGGCATTGTACACTATGGTGTCGCCCTTCATCACCATCATCACCTTTGTGGCTGTGACAGTGGCTTCGCGCAGCGTGCGAGGGGCACGTTTCAGCATGATGGGATCAGGGGCAATGTCATCTGCAGCATCCACTTTTACCAGTTGCGAAAGATAGCCTTTTTTTTCACACTGAATGTAATAGTAGGGACTGCTTCCCTCTATTTGAGAAGCATAGAAGTACTTCTTTTTATCGCCCATATTGATTGTAATCATCTGACATGAATCGACAAAAGCAGAATCCTTGTTAAGAATGGTCACACTCGCTCCTTGAAGCGATATTTTGGTTGCTGCATCCTTGACCGTTATGGTAAACATTTGTCCGTAAGATGCGATATATTGGATAGCAAACAAAAAAAATATTAAGTGTCTCATCTTTTGTGATAGTAGTGTAAGGGAAGAACATTAGGGAGTCCCTAATGCCCTCCCCTTACTCGTTGGATTAAAAGCCAAAGGCAAACTTAGTTTCCTCTAAAGCAGTGACTTAAATTCGTAGTAGGATAGTGAGATCCACTAACTTCACAGAAGCAACTAACGCTTCCTCCAGAAAAGTCTCCTTGACAAGTCCCTGTCTTCATGACTCCTGATTGGAAATGAAGGTAACACACTTCACCAACCTTACATGTTTTTTTAATAAGTTTATCTGGCGACAAAGAACTGCCACCAAAAATCAACTTCATCTCCTCTTGGGAGAGAATTGTAGCCTCTTTTAAGACTACTCTTTTAATCGTCTTCATAAAAAACAATTTTGGGGTTAATAAATAAGGTGGACGTCCACCTGTTAATTATAAGGTACCGTTATATTCTATGTTGGATAAAACTTTATAAAATACTTCAAATATAACATCTTCTTGGATAAAATCCCGCTCATTAAAGTATATCATTGTATCTAATAACCTAATCAAATGCTCTTTATTTTCGGATTTTGCTTCAGAAATCAATTGATTCAACAACTCTGTTTTTATGACAAGAGCAGATTCCATCTGTTTATCTACATGTCGTTGACTTACTTGTTGATTAGATATTCTATAGTTTATCAGTGGTTTAGGTATTACATACAAGGACCCACCTTTCGATGCAATATCAGTCCACATTTTATAATCTTCCGCGTAAGGATAATCAGAAGAATACCTCAGATTTTGCCCTTTAAGGAATCCTGTTCTTATCATTACCGTAGGATGAGCTATATAATTGCCTAAAAGTAACATTAACCTATAATTACAGAGTTTTCCTTTTAATCCTTCATTAGTTATGTAATCTGTACCAATAACAAGCATTTGTGAGGAACAAAAAGATATAGTTTCGTCCTTTTCCATAATAGAGACTTGCTCTTCTATGCGATTTTCAAACATAATATCATCTGCGTCCATTCGGGCAATATATTTCCCTTTGCATAGTTTTAGCCCATAGTTGAGCGTCTCTATGTAATTATGCTTACACTTTATTACTTTTAGCCTTTTATCATTGAAATCAGTAACAATGGGAACACTATTATCTTCTGATCCATCGTCCATTACAAGTATTTCTAAATTCTCATATGTTTGAGATAGTATACTTTTGATACAGTCTCTAATATATGATTCCGCATTATACATTGGAAGCAAAATGCTTACTAAAGGCTTTGTATGTTTGGTCATATAGCAGATGTTATGTCGTTAAGCAGTTTCTTATATTTAAGTGACACGTTGTCAAAATTATATCTATTTTTCAACAGTGTTCTGCACTGAATTTTCAGTGCATCTAAATCTGGCTCTTCAAGAGTAAGAGCTTTGATTAAAGCTGAATATAGGTTTTCTTCGAGCTGTTTTGTCTCGATTTCATTTGATTTTCTTTGAATTGGGGCTATAATAGCATTCTCATTATGAAACATTTCATTTAGTCCCCATCCATTTGTTGTTACCACAATACCAGGAGAAGACATCATTTCAAGAGCGGCATAACTACACTGTTCAGTATAACTTGGCAGAATTCCTATATCTGCTGATGCATACCAAAGGGCTAATTGCTCAGAACTAATCAGCCCTGTATAGATTATTCGAGATGAACATGTCGGTGTTAATTGAGAGAAAGCTGCAAAAGAATGCACTTCACCAACAATGACAAGACGAACGTTGTCGTGTGTTCCGCAAAGATGTTCAAATGCTTTCAGTAATTCGATTATGCCTTTAGCTTTTGTCGTCCTTCCCACAAACAATAGTATTTTTTCTTTATTGTCGAGATGAAGAATATTTCTAGCTTTTCTCTTTTCAATAGAGGTTCTATTGATGACATTAGGTGAGCAATTAGGAATAAAATAAATCTTATTATATGGTACCTCGTAAAAATCATGCAAAAGACTATATGTTGAATGTGAAAGACATATTATAGCATCTGCTATTCGGTACATTTTTTTTTCTTCATTACAATATTTCCTTACGAAATTTGCACTATAACGATTTAATCCTTTTATAGGCTTTGAATCTTTCAATTCTTTTAGGCATTCTGAGTTTCCTAATAGAGGAGTCGTCCATCCCTGATCATGAATAATAAACACAATCTTAGACATTGGAAAGTTAATACGGATGGCTCTTAAAAATTCTGTACAAGGAGAATGACTCACAAAAAAAACATTATCTTTCTTATCTTCAATATAAAGCGAAAGTAAGGGAAATACCAGTTTCCCAGTCAACAAGAAATTTCCTTGAGCACAATATGGTATATCATACCTGCAAATGCCATTTATCACTGAAATGCTTAAATCCTTTACTTCTGCATTAAAGGATAAAATATTGATTTGGCTATCTGTAGCATCAAATAATTGAGCAAAATGGCGTACATAGGTGCCTACACCATTCTGTTTTGAACTTATATGTTCGTCAATAAGATAAATATGTTTCATTTGAGGTTTCCTTTTATTAAATGCTTATTGATTATTCAGCATTAGTAATTCTATTTTACCAGCCAATCCATTTCCTAAGGAGAGTTTTTTTGTATCTACTCGTGATTGCTGTTTGATGAAGATGTGTAAATCAGATTTGTAAAAATCTTTTTCTTTATCAAGCCCTTTTTGTAGCAATTTGTGCAAATCTTCGTTGTCCTTTAAGATGGATAGCCAAGACGCTAAGTATGGCTTGTCAAAAACCCTTAGCTCAGATTTGTTTGCACCTTGTAGGTGATAAAGAACATAATGTAGAATCCCTAACAGACCTTTTTCTAAACTCCAATCCTTGATTCGTGTTACGTCAACTTGCATGATTCTTTCGTCAAGATCCTGAAGTATATCTGCACCACAGCCTTTCATATAGTTGTTTTGTATCAAGTATTCGATACCCCAACCAATACCACTCAAACCATTTGCAAAATCAATAGAAACCGTTGTCGTTAGCTGATTCATTACATTCTCAACTAAAAAATCGGCAGCATGTTCAATTTTCTTCTTTCTGCTACATCTTGCATAGTGGGCAAGAACTAATGCTATGCCCATTTTACCATCTAACAAACCAATTGCATTTGGTACATCATTGGCATGAAGAATTAAATGATTAAGCATCTTTTCTTCTTTCGTGAATATTGCGCATTTATTTTTGTTATACTTCATAATACCTTTCTTATAAACCATTTTCTACCATAAAGGCAACATCTTCCACATTGTATATACTGGGCAGAGTCTTACCATTCAATAATAAAGTTGGTGTTGCCGAAAAGCCTGTTTCTTTTATCCATCTTTCGTGCTTCTGAAACTCATCTGCTACGAGTTGATTGCTTGCATCTATCTCTTTTGGGAAGAATTTTGCTTGTTTATTTTTACCTCCAGCATACCATTCTGAGAAAATATTCCAAGCTTCTTGTTCTCCATATTTGAAATAGGTTGCAATTAGCAGTTTATTTACGTTACTAAAATCTTCTGAAAAGTAATTGAATACATATTGTATTTGGCAGCCAGCATCTAGAAGTCGTTGCAAATATTTATGCATTTGGGCGCAAGGCTGGCAATAAGGATTACTTAATACCGTCAGTTTGTAATTGAAATTTTTGTTGCCAAATATTATGCAAGAGGTACTTTCGCTGCAATCATAACTTTTCTCATTATCCAACAATGTGTTGATTATTGAAGGCTTGTATTTAATTTGTGAAAGTTTGTATTTCATTTGTGATGCTTCATTCCGACTCTGCAACAAGTCTACAATTTTGCATATTACTAAAATAGTTATTGCGTAAATCAGCCCCATCATGATAATGTTTTGCACTATTGTCGTGTCTATTCGAGTGATGATGTTGGACAATATATAGCATCCCAATACTCCATCTACTACTAAGACCAATAATATGCATAGGCACAAAGGACACCACATTTTGGCCTTGAACTTTTGATACCATAAGCTCCATACAGGAAATAACATTCCTATAATTGAATAAAATGAGATAGCATTGGTTAGATTAGAACTGATTAAAGCTACTATTGCAGATGAACCGAAATACCCAAGCCCTATTTCGCCCCAACCATATCGATTGAAGATTTTTGAAGCCTTGGACTGCAATATATCATTGCAGGTTGAAACTTTTGACATTTGGCAAATTTTATCTGCAAGCACGCTATCATAATTTAATGTCTTACGGACAATTAAATAAGAAATAATAGCTCCTATAGCATTAGTAATGGCAAATGCTATGGACATTATACTTGAACAAGTATTCTGATGCAAATATGTCAATGCAAGCAATGAAAGGAAAAGTATCGCTATACATAAATATTCAGCATTGTCTGTATATTCTTTTCGCTTGTGAGTCTTGTAGTGTGGCTCTTTTGATGACTTGTCGGGGAGTATTTGCATAATTATGCCTGTGGCCTCTTTTTTGAAATCTTCAGAGCTGCTCTTCATTTCTTGACCATACCAATCATAGATGATTTTTCCATCTTTAGACATTTGTTTTACAATGACGATGTCTTTGTAAGCTTCAGCTAAAAAAGGTGTGTCAATCTTTGACAAGTCTTCTTTGTCTTTGAGCCTTACAGTTGTTGTCTTGATATTGTATCTTGACAACATTTGTTGTATGCCATACAAAGTATAGCGATATGGATGCTCATTATATAGATTGTCAACATAATTAGTTGTATAAGGAACTTCTAATTCGTCAAGGATTCTAGATAGTAATGTTTTCATTTCCTCTCTTATCTTAATTGGTTGTGACTTTTGCTTTATTGTTCATTTGATTGCAAAAGTACTGTGATATTTGAGCAGTATAATTATAAAAATCGCGCAAACAATTTATTATTTCCGTCAATGAATGAAATAGTTAAACTTTTGCTTGTATTTTGTAAAGAGAAGCAATATTTTTGCAGAAAAACAAATGAACATATGAAATATCCTAAAGAGATTATAACAGAAAAGTGGGGAGATATCCTCAAATTCTCATGTCCATGCAATTCTGATGAACTATTTTTCGATATTGATTGTATTACACACTCAGAAGCAGTAGATATAAATGCTACAATAATACCGCATCGACATGATTTTTATCAATTGATATGGTGTTTGGAAGGAGAAGGAGTTCACGTTTTGGATTTTAATAAAGCGGACATTTGTGGAGGAAGAATCTTCTTCTGTGCTCCAGAACAATGTCATAGTACAGAAGGTTCAATTAAAATACCAAAGGCATATGGGATAATGTTCAATGATGCTTTTATTTCAGAATTAAATCCCAATTTTGTTTACGAAATAAAATATTTATTTTTCCGTAGATACGGAAGGAAACAATATTTAGACATTTCACCTGAGTGCTCAAAGATTTTAATGGAATTAGTTCAACTCATGCTAAGAGAATGTAAAAACAAAAATTACTATGGACATAATAGTTATTGTCTGCATCTTTTAGCCCTATTCTTCATAAATCTCAAGCGTTTTAGTCTATCTAATGATCCTACAGATTCAGAATCTGAAGAGAACATATTGATACATCACTTTGTAAATCTTGTTGAAAAGAATTATAAGTACAAGTGTGCAGTATGTGACTATGCGAGAGATTTAAATTGTTCTGAAAGTAAACTTAATCGAGCCTGTCAAAAAGTTCTTCACATATCACCTTTAAAGGTTATAAATAGGCGAAAATTAGATGAAGCTAAAAGGATGCTTTCTTTTTCGCAAGAACCTATTAAAGATATAACTTTTAATTTAGGATTCATATCACAACCCCATTTTGTGGCATTTTTTAAAAAACAAACAGGGATATGTCCAAATGAATATCGAAAACGAGAACAAGGGAAATAGGTCTTTTCGTAAACAATACCTCGCCCATAGTTTTGCATTAAAAACGCAAAACTATGGGCGATTTCAATTACTTACACATAACAGGCGTGAACGACCTGCCGGGCTATCATGCTGCAGCAGCGTTCACCACTAAAAGCAGCGAAGTTTTCAAGGAGGCGGAGGAGATTTCACCGCGCCATGTGAGCGACAAGGTGAGCTATATGCCTTGGGGAGCGGACGACCAGATGCCGTATGACATTATCAATCTGATTGAGAGTGATGAGACACTGAGCACTTGCCAGATGTTCAATGCAGAGGTGTGCTATGGAAGCGGTTTGGTGTACCAGACTGATGAAATGTGCAAACAGAAAGTGGTGAACGAGGTGGAGGAGTTCTTCTTAGATAATGACATGGCGAGTTATTTCCTCGGTGTTTGCCAGGACTTCAAACACTTCGGTTTTGCCGTGAGCGTGATAATTCTCAATGAACAAGGCAACAAGGTGGTGAGGGTGCTGCGCAAGGAGGCTTGCTATGTTCGCTTTGCCCCTGCCAACAAGGAGGGCGTGATACCACAAGTGTTGTACGCGAATTGGCGCAACTCGGTGCGGGCGGAACAGGTGGAGGTCATTCCACTGCTCAACCCGCAAAGTCCTTGGACGGACTTGCAAGCACAGGTGAAAAAGGGCAAACGCAAGTTTGCCGTGGTCAGCCGTGTGCCGACGCCTGACAGCACGTATTATCCCATTCCTTATTATGCCTCGCTTTTCAAGGGCAAGTGGTATAACATCAAGCAACTTATTGGGGTGGCGAAGGAGGCAAAGTTGAAAAACTCTGCACCTATCAAGTACCACATAGAAATTGCCAAATCGTTTTGGAGCAATATCTTCAAGGCGGAGGGCATTACCGACCGCGTGAAGCAGCAGGAACGCGTGAACGAGGAGAAGGACAACATCATCAATTTCCTCACGGGCATGGAGAACTCGGGCAAGGTGCTTTTCTCGGAGTTTTATGTGTCTCCCAACGGGGAGGAACAGCATGATGTGGTAATCAACAAGATTGAGACGGACAAAGAGGGCGGTGATTGGGCTACGGATATTATCGAGGCGGTGAATATGATGTGCTTTACCATGCGTGTGCACTCAAACCTTGTGGGGTCTGTGCCGGGTAAGTCGCAAACGAACAATTCGGGCAGCGACAAGCGCGAACTTTATACGATTGCACAAGCCTTGCAAAAGCCGTATCACGACCTTTTGTTTAATGTGCACCGATTGATTATAAGGTTCAACAAGTGGGACGGGGCTTATCCAGACTGTCCGTTTATCCAGCTCACCACGTTGGACGAGAACAAGGACGCGAAACAGGTAAGCACAGAAGAGTAACTTTATAACCTCATAACCTAAAACCTCAAAACTACTATGTCTCTGTTGATACCCGATAACAATGTGCTTCTGCAATTCGTGCCGAATGTGCTGAAGTCTGTGCAAGGCGAGACCTTGCTCTTTGATAAGATTGCTCCGCACTTGGAGGTGGCGGAAGCGTGGCTCACGACCACGTTCCTCTCTGAGGCAGTCTTTACGGATTTGCCCACACGCAATGCAAACAACAAGTTACTGCATTACGCACGTATGGCTGTGGTGGCAGAAGCCATGCTCCATGCCGTGCCACAGTTGGATTTGGTGCTTACACCCAATGGATTTGGTGTTGTATCAAGCACCAATATAGCCCCTGCCAGCAAGGAGCGCGTGGAACGCTTGCTCCTGTCGTTGGAGAAAATGCGTGATGACACAACTTCCGTATTGTTGCCGTTACTGACGCAGGAAACGGCATGGGCGACAAGCGACCCATGCCAATACTTCGTGCAGACGCTTTACCCGTGGTTGGATCTGCCTCGGAAACTCGGCTGCACCGACCACTCTTGGCAGCGTTACCAGGAACTGCATTCTAAACTCATCGCCATCGAGGAACGATTGGCGCATGATTTCTTCTCCTGTGAACTCTTGGCGACTCTGCGCCAAGCAGAGCTATTGGGCAAATGGGGCGAGACCCCATCTGCACCGCACTACAAGCGTGCCTGGAGGCATATCTTCGCGATTGAACTGTATATGCTACGGGAAGAAGGAGAAGTCCCCATACCATCTTGCATAGAGGTCGTGAACTCCCTCCGTAATGCTCCCGATGGCATTTTTGAGGAGTGGAAGCAGTCGGAAACCGCTGCTCTCTTTGAAAATCATGGGTACAAGAATGATAAAAGAAAAGGTGGGTATTGGTTCTAACTTGTCTTTCCTCTCCAATAGATGCTTCCATACTTTCGCGGTATGGAAGCATTTTCTTTATCCCTGCCCAAGTCATGGTCGGAACTGTCCGACCAGCAATTGTCGTTCTTCTTTCGACAAGTTGCACGCGATTTGCCGATGAATGAGGTGTTAGCCCTTTGCGTTTGCAAATGGGCTGAAATTGTTGTGCTCTGTCATGCAGACAAACACTCCTGTTTGGTCAAGGACAGGAAAAGCAAACGCCAAGTGTTGCTTGCCGATTGGCAAATCACCTTTGCTGCGCGACAACTTGCGTTTTTGGAGAGCTTCGCTCCCATGCCTGTGCGCATTTCTGTCATTGGCGGTGCATCGGCAGTCGCTGCCGATTTGCAAGCTGTCCCCTTTGAGGACTATCTCGCTTGTGAGAACTATTACCAAGGCTTCCTGCATACGCAAAGCATGGAATGCCTTGCGGAGATGGCGCATTTGCTTTATCCGAAACTTTCGGACAAAGCTTGTTTGGAGAAAGCAGAACTGCTTTCTGTCTTTTATTGGTTCGCTTCTGTCAAAGCGAACTTCACCCGTATGTTTCCACACTTCTTCACCAACATACCCCAAGAGAAAAGCAATCTCTTGGGGAGTTCTGATTGGGGTGTCGGAGAGGAACTCCGACAGGCAATGAACGCACAAATTCGTGCGCTCACAGGAGGCGACATCACCAAGGAAGCAGCCATTCTGCAAATGGACTGCTGGCGTGCTTTGACGGAACTGGATGCCAAGGCTCAGGAAGCACAAGAACTACGCAACCAACTAAAGTAACTTTATAACCTCATAACCTATGAACTTAAAACTTAGTTCTTGGAATGCCACGAACTTCTTCCGTGACCTCACGGCACGCAACAAGTTTGCCACCGCACGAGGCTTTTCTTTCTGCCGCGTGTCGGGCTTGGAAGGCTTTGAAGAGGCTCTGCAAGCCATGCAAAGCACCACGGCTTTTGTCTGTGTGAGCGACATGAGCCAAGGCTATATCGCACTCGCCAACACCCCACGCACAAGGCGCGTAAAAACCATCTTTCTTGCCATGCGCCATGCCATAGATGACATGGAGGCAAGGCTCAGCTGCATGGAAACACTCAGAGAAGTGTTTCGTCAATTCATGAGCCAACTCATTCTTGAACGGACACGATTAGAACAATCGTGCATTTACCTCGATGAACGTATCACGTTCAACGAGATGAACGAGTATTTCTTTTCGGGCTGCGCCTGTGCCTACTTCCAAATTGCTGTGGACACGTTTACGGATTTAAGATACAATGCAGATGAGTGGAACAACGAATGATGCCGAGCAACGTGCCTTTTCCGAACGCGAAAAGTTCGTCACGGCTTTCAATGAAACCATGCTCAAAATATGGAAAGAGCAAATGACCTTGCTTGATGTGATTGACACAGGCGCCTTGCTCGCTTCGCCCAAAGCATTGCCTTTAAGGGCTGATGGTCGTTTCCTTGAACTCGGACTAAGTCAGTCTTTTTTAGAGTACGGACTTTGGCAGAACTTTGGTACGGGTAAGGAGATTCCTCGTGGTAACAATGGGGACATCGGCAGGGAGCGCAAGCGCAAGAAGAAACCTTGGTTCTCGCGCAAATATTACGCTTCGGTCATGAACCTAAGGGACTTCCTTGCCGACAATATGGCCAAAGAATTTGTGGGCGTGGTAGCCCAATCCTTGGACGACAAGTATCTCAGATACAATCACTAAATAGTTTGGAGTTTTAAGGTTATGAGGTTATAAGATCAACTCTGCAAGCATTACTGACTTTATAACCCCATAACCTCCAAACTTAAAACTCAACTTATGAACACGACAAATATAACCAAGCAAATCACGGCTTTTCGGGCATTAAGCACCGAAGCCGCCATCACTCCCGAAAACTTGGGCGTGATATTGCAAGCCCTGGCAGACTTGCTCTCTGCTGCCGCAACAAACACGGACTTGCAGTCCCTCACGGCTTGGAAAGCCAATCTTCTGAAACTCTCCACGCTGTTGCAGAGCATCAGTCTCGGGACTGTTGGCACAGACAAGGTCTGTCTGTCCGTCATTCAGGGCAACCCCTCAAGCGGTGTGCTGCAACGCCTTGCAGACAATATAATCCTCAAAGCCGCCACCACCGCACAAGCTGGGGTGATGTCCGCTGCACAGGCACAGAACCTTAAAAATTGCACCGATGACATAACAAAGGCAAAGCTTTCCATCTCTAACTGCTACGCAAATATTGTGGCCCTGAAATCTTGGAAAACCAAGTTGGGCGAGGCCAAGCAAGTCATTCAGCACTTCAAGTTGGGGGACGTGAACAAGGTAAGTGTGGCATTTTCTGCCACGCTCCTTAACATGGTCACGGGGGAACTGAAAAGCATCAACAATGCTTTTGCCCTCCCTGCCGCCACCTCTTCGAGTGCGGGCGTGATGACCGCTGCACAGGTGCAACAGCTCAACAAGTATTATGACCACGTCTGCAACATCGACAAGGCGGTGTCCGCTGTCACAGACACCATAGCCACGTCCCTTGTTTATACAAGCAGTTCGCGCGTGTTAGCGGCAAATAATACCGCAGGCACGCAACTGTTCAGCGTCACACTGCCTTTGGCTACGGCAAGCGTGCCGGGATTGACCACCACACGTGCCGTGACCGATGTGCAGAAGGCTTTGAACACGCGTGTCAAGGAGTTGGGCAATTTCTCAGATGAGACAACTGCACTCGCAGCCTTGCGCGACCCTTCAATTTCGGGCAATGCCGAAATCGTGGTGGCGCACCTCACGTACCAGAAGCACATGAGCATCACGCTCATTCAGAACATCGAGAACGACTACTGCCGACAAATCATATTCAACCATGCCAAAGTGTTCCAGCGTGCCATCTACTTTACGGGCAGCGACCGCAAGACGATAAGCTATGCCGAGGACTGGGGCTGTCTGTTCCCTGACCGCATGGCATGGGACGTGAACACGAACAAGTACGTGCTTTCGCAGTTTGGCATGAAGTTCAATGCGCTTTACACGGACGCCATTCCGTTAGCCAGTTCCACAAAGGACGGTCTCATGAGCAAGGGGGATAAAAAGACGTTGGACGCCACTTCAACAGACTTGGTAAACCTCTACAACATGATCATGACGCTTGGCGAGCGCGTGGACGACTTGGAAAACAAGATGAAAACAGTTCAGGCAAAGCTGAACGCTTGATAATACATATATAAATGTAACGAACAATGACTAAACCCAAAGTAAGCATTCAATTCTGGTCCGCTCTCGCCATGCTCGTAGGCGGCTATGCCCTTGCAGTCGCAGGGTTCATCACACCGCCCAAAGGCGAAATCTCGGACTCTGTCCTGTGGATTTTCTCACAATGTCTCATCTATGCTGGCTCAATCTTCGGAGTAAGCATCTATTATGGACGCAAGGTCACGCAGTTTGAAGGCAAGATCATGCAAACGCTTGACAAGGCGATCAAGGACGAGGAAAACAAGATGAATAACCAACCTCAAAATGTACAACACAATGAGACGCATCACTGAAATTATTATTCATTGCTCGGCCACCCCCGAAGGCAAGAACTTCACGGTGGACGACATTCGTCGTTGGCACTTGGCACGCAAGTTTGCCGACATCGGTTATCACTATGTCATCTATCGGGACGGCAGCGTCCACAAGGGGCGTGCCGAGAACATAGCTGGCGCCCATTGCCTGGGGCATAATGCCCACAGCATTGGCATCTGCTACATCGGTGGTGTGGTCAAGGACGGAAAAACGCCCAAGGACACACGCACTCCGCAGCAGAAGACTGCTTTGCGGCAGTTGGTGAACCAACTGAAATTTTATTATCCCCATGCAACTGTGCATGGGCATAACGAGTATTCAAGCAAAGCTTGCCCTTCATTTAATGTGCAGAAAGACCTATGAAAGCCAGTCTCTTTCCCATAATCATGTGGCTGTGCCTACTCACTTCGTGCCGCTGTACGCACAAAGTCACAAGTACGAACACGTTTGCCACGGACTCCGCTGTACAGGTGCAGCGGCATCAGTGGCAAACGTCACGCATTGATTCGGTGTGGCGGTACACCGAACTTTTGTTCGACAGCTGCATCGTGAACTTCGGGGTTGGAGCAGAGACTCCAACTATCGAAGCTCCCCATGCGCTGCAAGGTGCTTCTAACGCCAAGGCGCAAAGGACTTCCCGGCAAAAGCCGCAATCCATTCGTATCTATGGCGCACACCTTTCGTCAAGCCGAAAGGAGAGCACCAAGACAGAGGCAAGGGAGGAAGACAGCCTCGCTGCGACTCGGCATTCTTCCGCCAACATGGTTCAGCAGAGGGAGTCCATGGCGAGACCATGGACTTTTCCTGTCAAGTTAATCTTGACCTTGGTATTCCTTGCAGCCTTAGCTGCCTTTTGGTGGTGCCATCGTCGGGACTCCGATGCTTGAATTTCTTTAATGGGCTAAACACCTTTTCATGCTTCAAAGGAGATTAGCCCACGTTTTAGCGGAAAGGTTTCTCAGGGTTCAAAGCCATTCCGTTCAAGTCCAATCCACCCTTTCATGCTTCAAGGGAGGTTGGGCTTCTTTCATGTGCGGACCTACTTTTCATGCTTCAAAGTCAGTCCGTCAAGCCCACATCACCTTCCTCGTACCTCGAAAGAAGATGCAGGCTCTATTGTTGGCGGACAGGCTACGTGCCTTGCCAGTCCGTTTTACTGCACAGCGTGCCTTTTTTAGGCAACAAAGCGTGTTGTCGTGCTATGGCGGACAAGTCCGCTAAAACACGACAACACACTTTTTATGCCCGTCAGCGGTCGTCTGAGTACGTGCCTTCAAGTGCCTAACACTATGGCAGATTATCATCTGCTAAAGTGTTAGGCATTTTTCGGCACGCACACAGACGGATTACCGCCCGTTCGCGGTGGCGCGGGTGGTGGTCGGTCGAGACCCCAAGGTGTGAAATTTTCCCTTGAAAGGTAGCGGATTTTGGAGGCTATCAGAGACCCCAAAAGGCTTCGGGGGGTGTGGTGTGGGTGTTTGGTCGGGGTCGTTGGAGGGGGGTGGATAGTCAAAAACTCCCGAACCTCATGAGTAGAAAGAAACTTGGAGGGTCGTTTTGGATAGTCCGAAACCTTGGATTTGAGCGTATTGTGAAACTTCGGGGTGCTTTGTTGGATAGGTGGAAACTTGGAGGGTCGTTTTAGATAGTCAGAAACCTTGGATTTGAGCGCATTGCGAAACTTCGGGGTGCTTTGTTGGGTGGGTGGAAACTTGGAGGGGCGTTTTAGATAGTCAGAAACCTTGGATTTTTGCACATTGCGAAACTTCGGTGTGCTTTGTTGCGTAGGTGGAAACTTGGCATCTATGCACATGAGAAACTTGGAGTGTGCAATCGTGGTATTTGCGAAACTTCGGGGTGTATTCGTGGAAACTTCGGGGGTATTTTGTTGGGTGGGTGTGGTGTGTGCGTTGGTTGCCTTTTCTTCCTTTTCAATGTGTTCAACCTTTTCGACATTCGTGCATTTTGGGGGCTTTTGTCGGTGTGAAGGAACTCAAATAAGGGTGTTATTTAAGATTTGCTTGCATATTCCGCTTTGGTGTGGGGGTGTTCGCGGTTTGACGATGTAGGGCGGTCGGGGGGTCTTCCGACGGAGGGGTTAAGGGGAATCCCCTTAATAATCCCCTAAAGACTTCTGTATCAAGGCTTTTGTTTTGCTACTACTTAACAAAACGCGGATTTCTTCAAAAATCACGCCCACTTTAGGAGTGGAAAAGCCTTGATACATCGTCTTTTTTGCTTCTTTGGCGCATGGCTAAGTTTGTGCGTATAATAACACCCAAAAAGGAAAGACTATGTCAGACATCAACGCAAATGCTACGGTCACGCTCACAGTGAACGGCAAACAGGCACAAAATATGCTCGAACAGTTGAAACGGCAAGCGAGCGACCTCGAAGATAAAATAACAAAAGCAGCAGCTGCGGGCGATAAAGTCCAGCTGAAGAAGTTCCAACGTGAACTAAAGCAGACCCGCCGCCAGATTGGGCAGATAGAGAGTGCAACCCAGGGGGTGGAGAATGTATTGAAGAGACTGGATAAGGCAAGTCCAAAAGAGTTGAACAGGACGTTGAAGGAGTTGAAACGCTCACTAAACGGCATTGAACGCGGTACGGACGAGTGGAACAAGCAGTGCGAGAGTATCAAGCGCGTAAAGGCTGAAATTGCGAATGTCAATGAGGAGCTAAGGGAAACCGAAAAGGAAAATGTGGGACTTGTGGACCGCATCAATGGCTTTGTGGACAAGTGGGGCAACATCATTGCAGGGGTGGCTGCGGTCGGCACGGGACTTGTCATGGCAGGACGCAAGGCAGTGAACGCTTTTGCGGAGATGGACGCGGAAATGGCGAATGTGCGCAAGTTCACGGGGTTGGCAGATGACGAGGTGAAGGAACTGAATGAGGACTTTAAGAAAATGGACACCCGTACTTCGCGTGAGGACTTGAACAAACTCGCAGAGGAAGCGGGGCGACTCGGAAAATCTTCAAAAGAAGATGTTTTGGGCTTTGTCAAAGCTGCTGACCAAATCAATGTGGCATTGGACGAGTTGGGAGATGGGGCGACCTTGACGCTTTCCAAACTCACCAACATTTTTGGTGATGAAGCACGCTTGGGAACGGAGCGCAGTTTGTTAGCGGTTGGTTCTGTAATCAACGACCTCTCTCAAAATTGTACGGCTTCTGCTGCCTACCTCGCGGAGTTTGGCAAGCGCATGGCTGGTGTGGGTGCGCAAGCTGGTATGACCATTCCGCAAATCATGGCTTTTGCAGCGGTATTGGATAGCCAAGGTCAAGCGTGCGAAATGTCGGCAACGGCACTCTCGCAACTCATCATGAACTTGTTCAAGGAACCAAGCAAGATTGCAAAGGCTACGGGCATGGATTTGGACGAACTGAACAAGGCATTGAAGCGCAGTACCAACGAGGGACTTTTGATGTTGTTGCAGCAATTAAAGAAACTCGGCAACATGGACGTACTCGCTCCTGTTTTCAAAAACATGGGCGAGAATGGCGCCCGTGCTTCACAAGTACTGGCGACCTTATCCGGTAACATCGAAATGGTGAAGTGGCAACAGGAACAAGCGACTCAATCGTTTAATGATGCTTCTTCGGTTACAAATGAGTTTAATGTGCAGAACTCGACTGTCGAGGCGGAACTGGATAAGGCAAGAAAACGTGTTACGGAGTTAGCTATCGAATTGGGTGAGAAACTGATGCCCGTCATGAAGCATGTTATCAGCACTACAACCCTCACTCTGAAGGCTATGAGTACGACAATAGACTTCCTTGGAAGAAACAAGGAAGCGATTATCGTATTGACTTCAATGGTGGTTGCTTACACCATCGCAGTCAAGGCGAATGCCATAGCCTTGAAAGCACAAGCGGCATGGCATTCCGTGTGCAAGGGTACGGCTTTGGCGTATCATGCGGTAGTGAATACGTTGCAAGCTGGACATATTGCTTTCAATTTGGTATTGGCAAAATTGCAAGGTAATTGGGCGCGTCAGTCCTCGCTCATGGTGGACTTGAAACGAAAGGGTTTGTCTCTCGCTTCGGGTTGGGGTGTTTTGCTCGCTGCTGCTGTGGCGCTTGGTTATGGCATTTACAAGATGACTAAAAAAGTGAATGAAGCTGCCGAGGGCGAAAAGGCTTTGGCTGCTGTTCGCCTGAAAGGTCAAGAAGGTATTGTGGAGGAGAAGAACAAGATTGATGCACTGGTCAAGGTGGCACGTAATGAGAAACTTTCTTTGGATGATAGACAAAAAGCAGTGCAAGCACTCAATAAGATAATACCCAATTATAATGCGCAGTTGGACGCGACCACGGGTAAGTATAAGGAGAACAAGGAAGCTTTGGACGCATATCTGCTTTCTCTTACGAAAAAGTATGAGATTGAGGGAGCAAAAGATATGCTCAAAGAGATTGGCAAACAAAAGGCGCAACTTACCATGGAAATTAAACAACTGGACGAGGAAGCTGATGCGTATGATGCTAAACAAAAAAGTATCGAATCGGCAAGCTCGAACACGATGTATAGCTATGGTACTGCGGGCGGAACGATGGCGAGTTATAGCGGTATAGCGAATGGTTCACAAGCTGCACGCAAACGAAGTAAAGCGAACAGCAAACGCAAGGAACTGCAAAAACTGAATGCGCGTCAGAAAGCTATTACAGACACTTATGGCGATGATCTCGGCAAACAAGCTGCCGAGGAAACCAATCATAAACCTGTCGTTACAAGCAATGGTGGAGGTGGTGGCGGTGTGCCTGTAGTGGACGATGATAAGAAGAATAAGAAGTCGGACAAGTTCAAGGCGGAACAAAATTGGCAGAAAGAACAGAATGCGCTCAACAAGAAAGCCTACATGGAGGGTGAGAAGGACTATGAAGCTTATGTCTCTCGCATGGAGGAGATTGAGCAAGAGTATTATTCTCGTGTCCTCAAAAACAAGAAGATCACCAAGGAGGAAAAAGCCGAAGCGGAAGCGAACTTGGCGGAAGCAAAGAAAAAGCAGACTGATCGCAAAAACTCTCCCGATGATTGGAAGGCGAAAGAAGAGGCATTGAACCGCATTGCGTATGCAAAAGGTGAGAAAGATTATGAGCAATACACCGCACGCATGGACGCTATCAACGTGGAGTATTGGAAAAAGAAGATGGAGCGTTCTGACGTTTCTGCTAAAGACCTCTTGGAGGCGCAAGCGCAGTACCAAGAAGCATTGAAGAAACAGGAAGAGAATGCTACAAATGCGAGTAGAGAGGCGGAAGATAAAGCGTATAATGCCCAACTCGCGGAATTGAAGCAACGTTATATTGATGGTTTGTCTGATACCAAGACCTACGAAGATGCAGTGGAACTGCTTGAACTGGAACATCTTCGCAAAGTGGTGCAGCTTTACAAGGAAGGTACCAAGGAAAGGCTTGCAGCTGAAAAGGAATATCAGAACAAGGTTTTTGCCAATCAGCAGAAGATTATCCAACGTCAGCAACAAGTAAAACAGCAACTCAAAGAGGGGTACTTTGGCATGAACGCTGATGAACGTTTAACTAAGTACGATAGTGATATGGCTGCTTTGGAACAGGTATATCATGCTGAAGTAAAGGCCGCTGGCGACAATGCGGCAGAGAAACTGCGCATTGAGGAAGCTTTCGAGAAGGCAAAGCTGGCTTTGCGTAAGAAGTATGCCATTGATAGTATTGGCGTCACAAAAAACGGCATGGAGAAAGCCAATGAGAAATTGGCTAATTGGTTGGAGAGCGATGCCGGGCAAGCAGTGACACAATCGTTCTCCACTGTCATGAGTGGTATGGGTGAGATATTTAGTGGCGTTTCTTCTCTCGTCCAGGCGGAACTCGAGAAGGAAACAGCTGCCATCAATGCCCGCTATTCTGCGGAAATTTCTGCGGCAGAGGGTAATAACTACAAGGTGGCGAAGCTTGAAAAGGAGAAGCAAACCGCCCTTGCCAAAGCGAAGAACGAGGCGAACAAAAAGTTGTTTGCCATGCAGGTTATTCAAGCGGTGGCGCAGACGGCCCAAAACGCGATCTCTGCTTATGGTTCGGCAGCGGCTATTCCTGTGGTCGGTTATATCATGGCACCTATTGCAGCGGCTATGGCTATTGCTGCGGGCATGATACAGATTGCCGCGATCAAAAAGCAACAACAGGCAAGTGAGGCACAAGGATATGCGCAAGGTGGTTTTACTCCGCAAGGCAGAGTAAACGAAGAAGTGGGCGTGGTTCATGCCGGGGAATGGGTGGCATCACAAAAGTTGCTCGCATCACCTGTGGCAAGACCTTTGATTAACGCTTTGGACTATGCACAAAGGACTAACACCATCGGATCCTTGCGAGCCGATGATGTCTCACGAACAATTGTGGGAACAGGTGCGGTGGCTTCGCCTTCACCGCAACCTGTAATTATTCAAGCTCCCACGGACAATGTCGCTTCGGCAGCTTTGGCACAGAGTGCAGCTGTACTCAGTAAGTACGAAGAAACAATGAACCGACTAAGCCAAAGACTGAATGAGCCTTTTGTCACAGTGAACACAGTGACAGGAGACACGGGTATCAAACAGGCGCAAGAGGAATACGATACGTTGATTAGAAATAAATCTCCGAAAAGCAGAAGAAAATGAATGCTCAATAACTTTTGCGATCCATCATCATATACATTGCAACAAAAAAGAATAACAGCAGCAAGCACCATGTGATAAGCAAACTGCATGAAATAGCATCAAAAACTCTTCTTGTGGATTCTTCCTTTACATATACGCATGAAATAAACAATGCAATACTTCCAATAAACAGGAATATAAGCGATAATGGAAGAGACCAAAAGAACCCCAAGGCAAGAATTGCCAAAAAGAGTATTAAACTTACAAGTATTATAATTATGGCACGTTTCATTTCGCAAAGATAATAAAAATGGAAATCATCATCAACAACCAACAAGCCGTATTGAAGGAAGGCACATCGTTTGACTTTATTGCCGAGAATAGATTGTTTACGGGAAGTGACAGCTATACGCTGACGATCACTTTCCCTTTGCGAGGGTGTGTCCAAAACATCGCGATATTTGGGCATATCCACCGCGCAGATGTGGCTAAGAACAAGGTGGTGTTCGATTGCGAAATTCGCGATCGTGACTTTTATCGGAGTGGCACCATCACCATCACGGAAATATCAGATGTGGAAGTCAAGACGCAATTTTTGGAGGGACGCAGTGAGCAAAACTTTGATGAGACATTCGATGATATTTATTTGAATGAACTGGATTTGGGCTATCCTACAAGCCGAGTGGCGGTTGCAGGGCATTGCATGGACGATATGCGCCCTTACCCTGATAATTTCTGGATCCCGTTGCCCTGGGTGAATAACACTTCGGGGAACATTCAGAATGAAATGGTGTGGAGTGCAGACAAGAATGAATTTATTTGGCCGCATGAAACCAATGCGCAAACGGGAGCACAGGCTTTGTCGTTTCAGCCTTACTTGCTGTATATCCTTTACAGGATATGCAAGCAGGTGGGGTATAAGTGGGATTTCATGGCGTTGGAAAACTCTGTCTTCGTTAATCTCCTTATATGCAACACCTTGCCTGCGGCATGGGGCGCTTATAACTTTGCACTTGCTTTGCCACATTGGACGCTGACGGAGTTCTTTGAAGAGCTGGAGAAGTTCCTGTTTGGGGATTTCACCATCAACCACAAGCAGAAAACGATTTCTTTCAAATTTTCTGATGCCATTGCCACGGAAGCAAATGAGGTTCTGTTGGACAAGGTGGTGGACAGTTATACCACCCAAGTCACGCAGGAGGACAAGTCGGAATATTTGGGTAGCGTGAATGTGAAGTATGAGGACAATGGCAGTTTGCTTTGGGTGTATCATTCGTGTGATTGGTACATTCGCAAATATGGCAAGGATGCCAAGGTTTATGATAAAATGGCAGATTTGTTGGAGGCGGCAAAGTCGCTTAAAATAAGTGGGGTGTACACAAGGCAAACAAGACCGAACGCCAGCAGCACGCAGTATGTGCGTGGCTACAAATATGGCTCTGATGGACACAAATTGTTTTATGTCAAGGAAAACCGCACGTACTTTGTCATGTACTGCTACAAGTCGGAGTTTGTGATGGAGAGTACTTCGGGATTTTCAGACAAGACGAAAACGAAGTGGTATCGCTATTATAATCGTTTGCTCCCCGTCAATGCCTATGGGGAACGCTTTGCGGACAAGAATGCAGAGGACTTGGAACTGAAGATTGTGCCTGCTTGGATCGAGGGGACGGGAGACAGTCACGGCAATATGCTTTTCATGAATTGTGGCGAGATGGGAAGCAGTGAGAATTGGACACTGACAGAAGATGGGAGCGGTTCTTCAAGTGGTAGTCGTTCTGATCGTGTGTTTGGCAGTTCAACGTCAGCCAACACCATTGACTACGATGCAGGTGATTTGGCGCAAGGTGCGGCAAGCCGTACCATTGCCAAGGGGGAGAACAAGAACACGGACGCTTACTTTGACCAAATATATATGGGTTTTTGGAACGGGGTGCAGTACTTCAAGCCGTATATGCCGCACCCTGTGGTGGATTTTGTGGAAGTCTCAGATGAGTTCCAGGCTTTCGTCACGCCTTTTTCACTTCGCTTGAATGAGGG